TGCAAGGCTTTTCAATGCACCGCTGATGATTCATCCGCAAAAGCTGGATGCAATTATTGCTGGTATCAGCCCACGTTTATTTGCTGCTAATTCTCATACTGGCGATTCAGCTGGATATGAAATGCTTGCACCAGAATTATTTTCCACTAAAAAAATGAATCGCCAAGATTATGAGCGCGGTTTCCAAGTGGTGGATGGTGTGGCAGTTATCAATATTTCAGGTGCAACAGTGCACCGTAGTCGTATGGAAGCTGACTCCACATTTTTGCTTGGTTATAACGACATTACCAGACAAATTGAAAGTGCCATGGATAACAGCGATGTTCATGCTGTATTGCGCGTTTACGATAGCCCAGGCGGTGAAGTCAACGGCGCGTTTGAACATGCAGAACGTATGCAAGCATTGTTGGGTAAAAAGCCCATGATTTCTATTGCGGATAGTATTGCCGCTTCAGCTGCTTACTTAGGTGGTAGTGCCGCTGATGAATTAGTCATTACAAATACTGGATACGCTGGCTCCATTGGTGTAGTGATGCGTCATATTGATGTTTCACGTGCGATGGCAAATGAAGGCGTTCAAGTCACTCATATATTTGCCGGTGATCATAAAGTGGATGGTAACCCATTCGCGCCTTTACCTGAGTCTGTTCGCGCTGATTTCCAAGACGAAATTAATACCCTTTACGAGATGTTTGTGCAAGCAGTTTCAGTGCAGCGTGGGCTTTCAGTAGAGGCCATCATCAACACACAAGCCAATACATACCGTGGTCAAAAAGCCGTATCAATGGGCTTGGCTGATCGTGTGTCAACTACCGACAAACTAATTGCAGAGTTATCGCAAAAACGTAGTACTCGCGTTCATTCTATTCCAGCCAATGTAAGTACAGCGGCTAAAGAAAATGCCACGTTGCCTGGCATGCAGCAAGACAAGGCAGCACCCCATATTTCAACCAAAGGAGTAACAACCATGACACTGGAAGAATTGCGCGCTGCGCATCCAGACTTGTGTGCTGCTCTGGTAGAAGAAGGCCGCAGTGCCGGCTTCGACGCCGGAGCATCTGCAGAGCTAAATCGTATTAAATCTGTTGAGGCGCAATCTATGCGCGGACACGAATCTTTAATCACTTCACTTAAATTTGATGGCAAAACCACTGGTCCTGAAGCTGCTGTGCAGGTTGTAAATGCAGAGCGTGCTTTACAAAACCAGTTTGCTGCAAACTTAGTAACAGGCACACCAGCTGCAGTTGCTTTTGCATCTGCACCTGATGACGCAGCTACACTTGAGGCTGAATCTCAAGCTGATGCAAATATGTCTGTTGAAGATAAAGCGCAAGCTACTTGGGATAAAGATTCAAGCCTGCGCGCTGAATTCGGCAACAGTTTTGCAACTTATCTTTCATACGCAAAAGCTCATGCAGCTGGCAGTGTGAGAGTAGCCGGTCAATCTAAATAAAGGTATCTATCATGAAAAAATCAACAATTCTTTTAATTGGTCTGGTAGCAGCGGTATTCAGTATTGGTGCTTACGCAGGCGTTTATGACGTTTCACATATTGCTCAAGGGCTACCGCTTTTAGCTGGCGTTGGTATGACCACATTAGCTCAAGATCAGTTGCGTTCTTACGAAATTGGTGACCGTAATGATGTAGGCGTTGTAGCAGCAGACATTATTTATGGCGGGGCAGCTGTCGGTGATAACGCTTCTGGTTATGCCCGCCCTTTGGTGGCTGGTGATGCGTTTCTTGGGTTTGCAACAGATAAAGCAGATAACTCTGCAGGTGCTGCAGGTGCTATTAGCGTTAATTTACGTTCTAGTGGCCGCATTCAGTTAGCGATTGGCAGCTTGGCAATTACAGATGTTGGTAAGCCTGTTTATGCGTCTGATGATAATACATTCACTTTAACTGCAACAAGCAACTCAGCTATTGGTCGTGTGGTGCGTTTTGTATCAAGTGGTATTGGTATTGTGCAGTTTGATGCTGGTCGCGGTGGTGTTGGTTTGGTAACAGCTTTGACCGATAGCACGACAGGCACAGCAGACGGCACTGTCGGTGATGTAGGTGCTGCATTCAACCAAGCAACTTTAAACAACAATTTCAAAGAGCTGACTGTGAAGTTCAATCAACTCGCTGCTTTGATTAAATAAGGGGTAAACCATGGATAAAATTACATCACGCGCCGTTGTGGGCATGTATTTCCAAGCATTGGAAACTGTATCTGGCGCTATGTGGTTAGATAAAGTATCTAACTACTTTAAATCAGACCAGTCATCAGAAGAGTATGCGTTCTTAAGTAACACACCAAAACTGCGTGAATGGGTTGGTGGTCGTCATGCTAAGGGTTTTGTAGAGAATGGCATCACCATTCAAAACAAGCATTATGAAGCAACACTTGAAATCAAACTAAAAGACATGCGCCGTGATAAAACTGGCCAGATTCAAGTGCGTGTTAATGAGCTTGCTGAGCGTGGTGAAACACACTGGGCTTCATTGTTATCAAGCTTAAAAGTGAATGGCGCAAGCCAATTGTGCTATGACGGTCAATACTTTTACGACACTGACCATAGCGAAGGTGAAAGTGGTTCTCAATCTAACAAGATTGATGTTGATATTTCTGGTTTACCAGCACAAGTACATGGCACGGTATCTGCACCTAGTCCTGAAGAGGCTCAGCAAGCTGTGCTTAAAGGTATTTCGCAAATGTTGTCATTTGTAGATGACCAAGGTGAGCCTATTAATGAAACAGCAAAATCTTTCTTGGTAATGGTGCCAGTTGGTTTGTCTGAAGCATTCCGTGCTGGCTTGTCTTTAGCTCGTGTGGCTGGCCCATCTAGTATGGCAATTGAAGATTGGGATATTCAGCTGGCAGTTAATCCACGATTAACAAGCGCTGGTTGGACAGATAAATTCACAATTGATCGTATCGATGGCTCTGTACGTCCATTTATTCGTCAAGAAGAGACTGAGCCAAGCGTGAAGGTTAAAGATGAAACTTCAGAATTTGCATTCGATAACGATGCTATTCAAGTTGGTATCGATGCATGGCGCAATGTTGGCTATGGCCGCTGGCAGGGTTCTGTTCAAGTGACATTGATCTAAGGGGCGCCACCATGAAATATACAGTGATTGGAAAATCAGTGGTGATTAGCGGTGGCCTGCTGACTTTGTCAGAAGCACAGGCTAAAGACCGTGGTCACTTGCTGGCAAAAAGCAAGAAGGGCCAATATTTAGTAGCTCACCCCGTGACATTTAAACAAGGTGAGACTTTCGGTTTTGATGGCCAGTTAGATAAATATCAATCTAGCTTATTGCTTTCTGAAAAAGATGCAGAAAAAGAAGCTGCAGCCCATAAGGCATCGGAAGAGGCTAAAGCTCAGGCAGAAAAAGAAGCTGCTGAAAAAGCGGTAGCAGAAGCTAAGGCCAAGGCAGAGGCAGACCAAGCGGCTATTACAGCAGCGGAAGAGGCTAAAGCTCAGGCAGAAAAAGAAGCTGCTGAAAAATCTGCTGAAAAAGGTAACGAGTAAGGATGGCATTTACCGAGGATTTTGACGATTTCATTAACCAAGATACACCTGGCTTTGTATCGATCTCAATTCTCGGTAATCCACCTGTTAGTGCTTTATTCGATAAAAACTATCAAACAACATTTGATGTTGAAGGTTCTAGACCTGTTTTGCATATTAGCGAGACTAATTTAGGTGTTGCAACTCGTAATACGCCTCTTGTCATTAAAGGGGGAGACTACAAAGTCTCAAGTGTTGAGCTTGATGGTACAGGAATGGCATTAGTGATTTTGGAGGAAGTGTAGTGGCAAGTATAGGCATGCAAATTATTCTGGCTATACAGGATATTTTGACAGATCCGGCAATGTCTACTGTAGCTGCTGAGGATGTTCGCACAGATCCTATTTCGCCTGCGGACTTAAATAGCGGTACCGCTATCAATATTGAGCTTGGTGATGAGCCGCCACCAAACCTTTTGGTAATTGGATTTAAAGATAGAGACGTAGAAGTAACCCTAACATTTATGGCAACAGGCCCTACAGCAGTTAGTGATGTAGATGCGGTCATGGTAGAGGCCCACGCAAAGTTGTTTGCAGACGCAACCTTGGGTGGACTTTGTTTTGATATTAATGAGCTTGGCACCATTCGCCAAAACGCTGCTAATGGAAAACGTTTGGCAGTGATTGAAAAAACATACTCGGTTAATTACAGAACATCAGAAACAACAATGGATAGCTAGAGAGAGTTATGGCAACTAATAAAGCAATTAATAGCACGGAAGTGATAGACCAAAACCCGCAAGGCGGTGGTTCTTATGTGCGTAACAAGGATGGTAGCTTGGCAGTAAACCAAGCTGATCTACAAAAAACAAACCCAGCTAATGATGCAGCTGGTACTGACATTCCGAAGGAATAAACATGGCAAACCGTCTGATTCGTAAAACTGCAATTTTACTTAAACTTGAAACTACTTATGGCGTTGACCCAGTTCCTACAGGTGCCGATAACGCTCAACTCGTTTCTAACTTAAGTATTAACCCACTTAATGCTCAAAATGTGCCGCGAGATTTAATCCGCGCTTATTTAGGTAGTAGTGAAGAGTTGGTCGGTACAAGTTACGTTGAGATGGGTTTTGATGTAGAGCTTCAAGGTTCTGGCGCGCTTGGTGTTGCTCCAAAGTGGGGTGCAGCATTGCGGGCTTGTGGATTTGGTGAAGTTGTTACTGCTGATGAGCGTGTTGACTATACGCCAGTGACTGATTCATTAGAGAGTGCAACAGTTTATTGGTATGACGATGGTGTATTGCATAAAGGTTTTGGCGGTCGAGGCAGTGTAGAGATAGCAGCTGGTGTCGGTGAACGTCCTGTATTGAAATTCAAATTTATCTTATTGGATGGTGGTGTTTCTGCTGTTAGCAACCCTAGCACTACGTTAAGTGCCTGGAAGCAGCCTGATGTGATTACTGACTCAAATACTGGTGATTTGCTGTTTGGTGGTACTTATTCGGCTGGTGCTATTACGGGCGGCACTGCATGGCCTTCACGTGGGTTAAGTTTAAACGTAGCTAATGCAGTGAACTTTACGCCGCTACTTGGTGGTGAAACGGTTGATTTAACGCAGCGTGATATTACTGGCTCATTGCAGCTAGATCTCACAGCGGCGCAAGAAGTTTCATTTATGGCAGCAGTAAAAGCTAATACGCTTGAAACCTTAAGTTTGATTCACGGTACTGCTGATGGATATAAGGTTTTATTACATGCGCCATCTTTCCAAATGATTAACCCAAGTAAACAAGAAATTAACGGAAAACGCTTGATTGGTTATGACATTAGATGCTTGCCAGCATCAGGTAATGATGAATTAAGAATTGTGAGCTTGTAGTTATGTTCAAGATTACTCCAAACCCTACCTTTACAACTGATGTTGAATTGCATGTTGCTGGTGCTGAGCCAGGGAAAATCAAAGTTACTTTTAAGTATCTTGATAAAGAGCAGTTAGCTGAGTGGCAGAAAAAACACGGCAGTAAACCCGTTGAAGAGGCATTGAAAGAGGTGATTGAAGGTTGGAAGGATGTGCTGCTTGAGGACGGTTCGCAAGCGACGTACACACCTGAAAATCTTAATCAACTAATAGTTGGTTATCACACTGCTGGGCAAGATATTGCCAACGCTTTCTTACGTGAAATATTAGGTGCTAGAAGAAAAAACTAGAGGCCGCCGCCAGATGGTGGGCAAATGGCGGCCAAGATGAAAATCAAGATCAGGTAGATGCTTTAAAAGCATTTGGCTTGGTGGCAGATAGTCAGACTCAAGATTACTTTGAGTTGTGGGAAATGAACCTAGAGGCTATGCAGGTTTTTTGTGCCTGTAGCGACGATTGGAAAATTACCCCGCAAGGTCAGTACAAATCAATTGATAAATTAGCATTAGGAGCGGTGATGAAGATGATGGAGGTTTCAAATCAAAAAGAAATGTTATCCAACATCATTTGTATGCAACACGCCGCTTTAGAGGTTTTAGGCAATGGCTGAAGAATCAAAAATAATCATCAGTGCCGTTGATAGTACCAAGGCTGCATTTAACAGTGTTCAAACTGGCTTAGGTAAGGTTGAGGGTGCTGCTGTTACGCTGAATGGTGTCATTGGTAGATTAATGCCATTCCTTGGTGCTGCAACTTTCACAGCGTTTACTAAAGGCGGTATTGATACCTTAGACATGCTAGGTGACCTAAGTGATCGCACTGGTGTTGCTGCATCAAATTTAGCTGGGCTTCGTCAAGTTGCTTTGCTTTCAGACACTTCTTTAGAGTCATTGGGTAAGGGTGTTAATAAGCTATCAGTATTTCTTGCACAAAATGGCGAGGCCGCTAAAAAACTAGGCATTACAGCTAAAGATCCATTAGAAGCCTATATTCAGCTTGCAGACGTGATATCCAGTATTGAGGATGTACAAACACGTAATGCATTGGCTAATAAATTCCTTGGTAAAAGCTACGAGGAATTATTACCTTCATTGCTTCAGGGTGGTGATGCTTTACGTGAGCAAATTAAGGCTGGACGCGAGTTATCAGGCGTTACAGATGAAAACACTAAGAAAGCAGGAGAGTTTAACGACAAGTTAGATTTGCTTAAAGCTAAAGCAGGCAATACAAGTGTTGAAATTGCTAGTAAGTTGCTGCCATCTCTCAATGAGATTACAGATAACTTTATAGAAAACAATAAAAAAGCTGGTTTGTTTGTCGCTACATTAGCTGCTATTGGCAATACAGTAAAAATAGCTGCTGTAGGTACTGAACAAGCTAACTTAGAAAGTAGACAACTTCAATTATTGACTGTTATTTCTGAACGAGAGCAGGCTTTATCAAAAGCAGAGTCAGAAGGTGCAAATGCTGTCATACGCAAAAACATGCGTATGAATATTATTGGTTTTAGAAAAGAGTTGACTGAAATTACCGCTGAATTAGAAGCGCGTTATTTAAAAGACAATCCTAAAAAGAATACAAGTGGCAATGCTACTGAAACAGCAACCGAAGTGCTTGACCCTGCATCAACGTCAAAATCCCCAATCCAAACCTTGCAAGATCAGATCGCGCTCATCCAACAAGAAAATCGGTTGATAGCGCAAGGCGTTCCTCTTGAGGATGCAAAAACGATTGCTAGATTGAAGCAGCAGGGTATTGGCGATCAGGCAATTGTCCAGTTGCTTAACCTTCAGCAAGAAACCGCTTCATTGATGGAGTTGGAAAAAGCTAGGGCTGATCAGAAATTACAGTTGATTGAAGATGAAAAGCTTTTTAACGAAGGTGATATCCGCGCGATTGAAACTGAGATTGAGTTACAGAACGAGCAGTTTGATATAGAGGCTAAGGCTCAGCAGCAACAACAACTAGCTATTGATGCTTATGAAAAAATGCTGGCTACCATTAATCAAGAAACCGAAGAGCTTCAATTCCAGCTTTCAATTCAAGGACTGTCGCAGCAAGCTCAGCAGGAAAAAATTGCAGCTAGGAATGTAGAGATTTCACTACAAAGAACATTAAATGATTTAGCAGAGCAGGGCTTAGGATTAAGTGCTGAAGAGATTGAGGCGTTGCGTGAAACTTATCAAGAAGTAGAAACGCTTAAAACAAAAGTAAATAAAGCTAGCGACTCTGGTCGTGAGCTTGGTTTTGTTTTTAGTTCAGCTGCTGAAGATGCCATTGTTAATTATAAAAGTTTAGGCGATGTATTGTTGGGTATAGAAAAAGACCTGATAAGAATTGCTACGCGTAAGTTAGTAACAGAGCCTTTATCTGAGGCGTTTAGTGGCATTGGTAGCGGTATTGGTGGTGTGGCTAAAGATTTCTTTGGTGGCTTTTTTGCTGATGGTGGCCGCCCTCCATTAAATAAAATTTCTGTGGTTGGTGAGCGTGGCCCAGAGTTGTTCATTCCGGATGCACCAGGAACGATCATCCCAAATGGATTTGGTGGAAGTAGCAACCAAATAAGCGTCAGTGTAAGCGTTGATGCTACAGGCAGCAATGTGCAAGGTAATAACGAAAAAGGCAATGATCTAGGCAGGCAGATAGCTGGTGCTGTGCGCTCTGTATTGATTAGTGAAAAAAGGCAAGGCGGGCTGTTGGCATGAGTGAATTTACTTGGCTACCAACATCAAACCCTGTCATCAATAAAAAACCAAGGGTGCTTACTGTCTCATTTGGGGATGGCTACGAGCAACGTGTCGGTGATGGCATTAACACCATTAAGACTGACTGGAATTTAACTTTTAAAGGTACTTTGGCTGAGATTCAAGCAATTGATGCATTCTTAACTTCAAAGGCTGGTGTGACCTCTTTCACTTGGACGCCATTTGGTTTTTCTGAAATTAGAGTTGTTTGTGATGATTGGTCGCAACCACTCATTTCAGCGAATACCTCTACTATCACCACAAAATTTAGACGGGTGTTTGAATGATTACTTCAGACATTCAAAAATCTGATGGCGGTAACTTGATCGAGCTGTTTGAGCTTGATCTTAATACCATTGGCATTGATGAACATTATTATTTTCATAACGGTGTGAATGTTCTTTTAGGTGATGTTGTGTTTAATGGCATTACTTACACTAGGCTGCCGATTGATGCTGAGGGCTTTGAGCGTAATGGCAATGGTAAACAGGCTAGGCCAACGTTACGTGTTGCTAACGTGGATGGTTTGATTGGTGGTTTGTCTCGTGAGAATGATGATCTGGTGCGCGTTAAATTTATACGCCGTCGCACTTTCTTAAAATACCTTGATGCGGTGAACTTTGAGGGTGGTGTAAACCCTAGTGCAGACCCTAATGCTGCATTGGATGAAGAGGTTTATTTCATCGACCGCAAAGCCAATGAAAACAAAGTAATGGTGGAGTGGGAGCTTGCCAGTGCTTTAGATCTTGATGGCGCCTTGTTGCCACGCCGCCAATGTATTCAAAACGTTTGCACATGGGAGTATCGCACAGCTGAGTGTAGTTATGCTGGTGGTGCTGTGGCTGATAAAAGCGATAACCCTACTGCTGATTTGTCGCTTGATGATTGCGGTAAAAGATTGCGCTCATGCCGTTTACGTTTTGGTAACAATCCACTGCCTTATGGCGGTTTCCCTGCGATTAAGTTGATTAGATAACTATGACGATTGCAGACCATATTTTAGAAGCAGTAAAAGCACACGTTGCAAGCTCACCAAAGCGTGAAGTTTGTGGCTTAGTGGTAAGTCATCGCCGTAAGCAAATTTACTTGCCATGTACCAACGTTGCGCCTCGTGATAGTGATTTTGTGATTGATCCTGCTGAGTATGCAGATGCTTGCGACAAGTACAAGGTTGTTTGCGTGGTGCATTCTCATATCAATGTTAACCCTGCACCTAGCCAAGCTGATTTGATTGAGATTGAGCGTCATCAGCTTCCATATTTGATTATTAATTACCCGTTGCATACCTGGACATATACAGAGCCTAGTGGCTATGTTGCGCCTTATGTGGGTCGTCATTTTGTGCATGGCATTACTGATTGCTATGCCATCTGGCGTGATTACTACAAGCGCGAGCTTGGTATTGAAATGATTGATTATCCACGTGATGTGGAGTGGTGGAATAAAGGCGATAACCTTTACCTAGACAACTATCAAGCAGCTGGCTTTGTGGAGGTCGATAGTCCACAGCTGCACGACATTATCTTGATGCAAGTGGCTAGTCAAGTGCCTAACCATTGCGCTGTGTATGTAGCTGATAACGTGATTTTGCACCATGTGTTTGGCAAGGCCTCAAGCCGTGATGTGTATGGCGGCTATTGGAGAAAAATCACTTCAAAAATATTGAGGCATCAATCCCTATGTTAACAGTGATTCTTTACGGGTTTTTAGCCGACAGATACGGCAGGGTGCATCAGCTGAATGCAAGAACACCAGCTGAGGTGATTCGTGCTTTCTGTGCCAATTATGCAGATTTTAAAGATGCCATCATTCAGGATGGGCAGGCTTATTACAAAGTATTGGCTGGTGGTGATAACCGCTCAAGCCAAGACAAATTGCACGTTGGTACATCTAAGACAATCAAGATCGTGCCTATTGTGTCTGGTAGTGGTGGTTTAGGTAAGGCTTTGTTGGGTGCTGCTTTGATTGGTGCATCTTTCTATTTACCTGGTACTACTTACTTAAGCACCATGAGCTCGTTCTCATTTAGTTTGTCTGGCATTGCTTCAGGGATTGGCTTTTCTTTATTGCTTGGTGGCGTTTCTCAAATGTTGTTTGCACCGCCAAAAGCACAAAAGAATGCTGGTGAGCGTGCAGAAAATATTCCTAATACTTCATTTTCAGGGGCGGTGAATGTCACTGGCCAAGGTAATCCTGTGCCTGTTTGCTATGGCAAGATGGGCGTTGGCTCTCAAGTGGTTTCCGTTGGATTTAGCGTGGCGCAACTATGACTGAAATCATTAAAGGACATGGTGGCGGTGGTGGTAAAGGCGGTGGTGGCAGTGGTCGAGTTGCTGTTGAAGCGCCTGACTCGCTTAAATCTACTCAGTACGCCAACATCATTGATGTAATCAGTGAAGGTGAAATCGAAGGCTTGGTGGATGGATTAAAATCAATCTACCTAGATGATACGCCACTACAAAACGCGGACGGCACATTCAATTTTACTGGTGTGACGGTATCAACACGCAATGGCACTCAGTCTCAGGAATATATACCAGGCTTTTCTGCAGCTGAAGCTGAGGGGCCAGTGGGTGTGCAGATTAAGCAGGCTTCAAGTGTTGTTCGGTCAATTACCAATTCTAACAATACGGCTGTTCGTGTCACACTGTCTGTGCCGCAATTAAGCCAGCAAGATACAACTAACGGCGATATTAATGGCACTTCGGTTGAAGTGGCAATCGATGTTCAAACTGATGGTGGTGGTTTTGTGCCGCAGCCATTACGCAAAATATTCCAGTCTGGTAGCTTTACTTATGGTGCTGAATTTATAAGTAATACAGTTGAATCTGATAAATTTAACATTGCCGTTAATTGGGTTGGTCAGCTCATTGGTGGAAATCAAACTTTATCTTTAGTGCTCCAATATAGAGCAGTTGGCGCTGTTGATTGGATTACCCATACAGGCTATTCATTTTCAGGGAATGGATCGGCAGACGTTGTTAACGGTAATTACAGTCCTGGCTCATTTACCTCTCCAACTGGCTCACAAACCTTCTCGCTTACGTTGGCAAGTGGTTTGTACGAATTTAGAGTGCTTAAAACGGGTGGAAGTATTATTGCTTATACCTTTAACACGTTTGGTCCATATGTTGCATCAGGCATTGAATACGGTGGATCTGTTTCTATTAGTTACGCTGAGCTATACGCACCTTCTTACACAGACGTAATATCAGGTAAAACAACCTCTAAATACCAGCGTGCTTATTACGTGCCATTGCCAGAGGGTGATGAGTGGGATGTTCGTGTGCGTAGAATCACAGCAGATAGCACCTCGATTGCGTTGCAGAACAACACGATGTGGGATAGCTACACTGAGATTATTGATGCAAAACTAACTTATCCAAACACGGCATTAGTAGCTTTGCAGATTGACTCTAGCCAGTTCAATAGCATTCCAGTGCGTCGGTATGAGATTAAAGGCATTAAAGTTAAGCTGCCATCTAACTACAACCCATTGACCCGTGAATATACCGGCACTTGGGATGGTACGTTTGTGGTTGCTTGGACAGATAACCCTGCGTGGATTTTTTACGATATCGTTACCAATAATCGTTATGGCCTCGGTGATTTAATCGGCGAAGACATGATTGATAAATGGGGCTTGTACTCTATTGGTAAATATTGTGATGAGTTTGTCGATGATGGCTACGGTGGCTCTGAGCCTCGCTTTACCTGCAACCTATATTTGCAAACACGTGAACAAGCGTACCAGGTACTTACTAACATTGCCTCAATCTTTAGGGCGATGGTGTATTGGTCATCAGGCTCTGTGTATGTTTCTCAAGATGCGCCACAGGATGTATCGCAGATTTTCAGCCCTGCCAACGTGGTGGATGGTGTATTCAATTACTCAGGCTCAAGTGTAAAAGTACGCCACACCGTTGTGTTGGTGACTTGGATTGATCCGTTAGACAACTATTTACCAAAAATTGAGTATGTGTCTGACAACGATGCAATCTCTCGCTTTGGTGTAGTGCAAACCGATATTGTGGCAGCTGGTTGCACTTCACGTGGGCAAGCACACCGCTTGGGTAAGATGCTACTCACTACCGAGCAAGAAGAGGTTGAGACGGTATCGTTTAAAGCTGGCTTAGATTCTGTCTTTATTCAATCAGGTAGTTTGATTCAGACCACAGATCCAGTGCGTGCAGGTAAACGCATGGGTGGCCGCTTGGTTGCGGCAAGTACCAGCCAAGTAACGATTGATGCTGCCATTACTATTGAGGCAGGTAAGACTTACCAAATTTCATGCTGCTTAGCGAATGGTGAGATTGAAACCAAAGCCATTACTAATGCAGCTGGGTCACATACCGTGATTGAGGTAGAGAGTGACTTTACTAGCGCCCCTCAAAACTACTCAATGTGGGTAGTGGCTGCTAGTGATTTAGTGCCTGAAACTTGGCGTGTAGTTTCCATTGCTGAAGTAGATAAAACGCAGCTCGAGATTGTTGCGCTTGCCTACCGTGCAGATAAATATGCAGCAGTAGAGCAGGGCTTGATTTTAGAGCCATTGCAAACCAGCGCTGTGAATGCTGGCCAGCCTGCAACTCCGACTAATTTAAACGTGACTGAATCTTTGTATTTAGTTGGTGTTGGCGTGATTGGTGTGAAAGCCACAGTTTCATGGGATAGCCAGCTTGGTATTAACAATTACGTGTTGATCTATTCTAAGCCTGGACAAAATCCAGTCACCATCACAACCAACAATACTACCGTGGATATTCAGCCTTTAGCTGAGGGTGATTACACATTTACGTTATATGCACAGAACGCATTAGGCAGAAGGTCTTTAGCGCAAATCGTGAACGTCACGATTTACGGTAAGACCACACCGCCTAACGATGTGGAATCTTTACAAATGATTGCGCTTTCTGGTTATGCGCATATCACTTGGGCATCTTCAACTGATTTAGATGTGCTGGTTGGCGGGTATCTTCGTTTGCGTTACACACCTGAGTTAATCACACCTGAATGGTCTGCTGCGGTGGATATTGGCTCATCAATACCAGGTAATTCAAATGCAACCACAGTGCCGTTGCTTTCAGGTTCTTACTTGGCTAAGTGGGTTGATTCTAGTGGTAATGCTTCTGTGAATGCTGTTGCGATTAAAAGCAATGTATCAAACCTCATTACATTAAACGTTGCTGAAACGGTCACTGAGTCACCGGCATTCTTAGGCACTAAAAATAATCTGGTCTATGACACTGAGCGCGGTGGTTTGAAAATCACTCCTGCCAGCATGATCTCTGATTGGGGCCTGTTAAGTACGTTAGGTTATTTGTCAGCTGAAGGCGGTGTCAATAGCAGTGGTGAGTATTACTTTGATGAATCTGTTGATTTGGGTAGCGTTCAAACCTCTAGGCTCACTGCTGCACTTGAAGTAAGTGCATTTGACGCTAACGACTTTATTTCAAAACGGGGCTTGATTAGTGGTTGGAATCTATTTGCCGGCACTAACATCAATGATGTTGGTGTTGCTTTAAGTGTGCGCACAACAGATGACGACCCACTAGTTACGCCTGATTGGTCCGAGTGGCAGCCATTCTTTGTAGGCGACTGGACAGCCAGAGCTTACGAGTTTAAAGCGGACTTTTCTACGCAGGACCCTAATCACAATATCTTACTTAAATCTCTAGCTGTCACCGTGGACATGCCAGACCGTGATGCGTTTGGTGAAGACATAGCTAGCGGCACATCTGGTACTGGCTATGTGGTGACATATTCACGCCCATTTATTGCGCCGCCTGCCTTGGGTATTACCGCGCAAAACATGCAAACAGGCGATTACTACGAGATCACCAATAAAGACACTGAAGGTTTCACCATTATTTTTAAGAATGCAGCCGGTTCAGTTATATCGCGCACATTCGATTTTCACGCGAAAGGTTATTAGATGGCACAACATGATTACAACATAGCAGATCAGGATGGGGCCAGCTTTCTGGTTGATCTGAATAACTTGATTTCGGCGATAGGCACGGTAAACAGTGGTGCTACTGCGCCAGCTGATACTTTTGCATATATGTTGTGGGCAGACACAACCAGCGGCAAGCTAAAACAACGTAATGCAGCTAACGACAACTGGATTGAAAAGGGTGATTTAGCAGCTGTGGATTGGGGCTTTATAAGAGCTACTGCAATTGGCTCAACTGTTCAAGCCTTCGATGCCAATACCGTCAAGAAAAACGTAGCCAACACTTTCACTGCAACTCAAGTGCCTGACAACGGCACTGGCGCAGTATCAACTACCTCAACTTACACATTCGATGGCACAGACCAAATCCGTGAGGTGACGCTAACCAATGCAATCACCGTTACATTTGGTGCACCTACAGGCATCACAGAAAAGGCGATGTATAAGTTCATGCTGAAAGCTGGTGATACATCTTCGCGTGTGTTTGCATGGAATTCTGCGTTTAAGTTCCCTAACAACACGCCGCCGTTAACTGCTGGCGCTACTACTAACGGCGCTTACGACATTATCAACTTCATCGGTGGCGCTGGTAACACGCTTATCTATGACGGTCATCACGCGAATGTGGGTTAAGTGATGATTAGAAACTTTATATCAAAACTTTACAGTCTTTACACACCTAGCTTTTTTATGTCAGGTGGAGGTAGTGCGAATGGTTACGTAATTGAGCGTAGCTTGCGGTTTAGTGCGGCTAGTAGCCAGTATCTTACACGTACACTTAGCTCGAATTTCGGCGGGCAAATTGCAACCTTTTCCTTTTGGGTAAAACGAGGCGCGCTGGGGGTTCGACAAGTAATATTTGGAGCATCTAACGGCTCTACAACAGCTTTTGGAATAGAATTTAATAGTGCAGATCAGTTAGATTTTTTCGATTATTTTACAACCTATCAAGCAAGGAAGGTCACTTCGAGGGTGTTTAGAGACCCTTCTGCTTTGTATCACATTGAATGCACAGTTAACACGCCCAGCGCTAATGCATCCTCAAGATTTACGGTAAAAATTAACGGGATTTTAGAAACAACCTTTAGTAGTTCGATAGACCCAAGTCAAAATTTAGTGACAACTCTAAGCCTTTTTAATACATTTAATATCGGAAGAGAGGCTGGAACTGCATCAGGATTGCTTGATGGGTATTTAGCAGAAATAAACGTCACTGAAAATACGACTTCATCCTTCGGTGAAATCAACACAAGCACTGGCCAATGGGTTGCTAAGAAATATACAGGCACTTACGGCACAAACGGCTTTTACCTAGACTTCAAAGACGGCACCAGCACAACAACGCTAGGTTACGACAAGTCAGGTAACAACAATCACTGGACGCTCACAAACTTCACACGCTCTGCTGGCGTGAATGATTGCTGGATGCTGGATGTTCCAGCAGGGAATGGTAGTGCAAGTGCGGTTCAGCCTAGTGGGAATTATGCGGTGTTGAATCCGTTGGATAAAAGCTCAAACACCACATTATCTAAAGCAAACTTGACGGCAGTATGCAGTTCGTCAGGATTAGTCAAAGCATCCATTCCAATGGAAAGTGGTAAACATGAATGGCAAGTATATGTAGATAGTTTTGGTTCAGCAGTTATTGGTATTGCCTCAAGTTTGACTAATGTAACAAATTACATAGGGCAAGATTCAACTTCATTTGGATATGTCGGTAATGGTAATAAAATTAACGGTTCATCAAGTGCATATGGCGCTAGCTATACGACTGGCGACACTATAACTTGCATATTTGATGCTGATGCAAGAACTTTAGAATTCAAGAAAAACAACGTATCTCAGGGAGTGGCTTTTACCGGTATTCCAGCAGGTACATTCTTTGCTGCATTAAGTGACGGTACGGCAGGTGCTTCTACATTCTCATGTAACTTCGGACAACGTTTCCCCACTTACTCTTTCTCTGCTGGTGCTAAAGCACTATGCACAGCTAACCTAACCAGCGCTGATGTAATTGAATCAGGCAGTTTCACAGGTAATGCTAGTGCAGATGGCCCATTTATTTGGCTTAACGGCACACCTGAAACACTCACTATAAACGGCAACGCGGTCACATGGGGAACTCATGCGGACAGGCTATCCAACGGCTTCAAGCTACGCACCTCATCATCTAGTTACAACTCATCAGGCACTAACGCTTGGACGGCAACAATATTAAGCCCTGAAAGTAAGTCAGCCTTTAAACATCAGAACGCAAAAGGGAATTAACCATGTATTACAGACAAGCAAGCAATCAATATATTAACGATGGCATGGACTTTACGATTGATGGCAACTCTTATCCATTTACCGCATTAGGTGATAAATCTCCTGAGATATTGCAATCATTTGGCCTTGAGTTGGTAGTAGCAACTAATCAACCTGCTAACCGTAATTTCTACAATGTGACCGAAGAGTACAACGGTGCAACAGTGACTTATATCAACACACCGATGGACTTAACCGCTATCCGTGAGCGTTTGTGGACACAGATTAAAAGCCATCGTGACTACTTACAAGAATCAGGCGTGAAGATTGGCAACCACTGGTTTCATAACGATGTGAAAAGCCGCACACAGTGGGAACGAATGGCTACTCGTTCAGCAGGAACACCAGACGAAGCGCCTTATTTGATTGGCGGTACTCAAGTGCCTTGGCAAGTAATGGGTGGCGATAGTGTGCTGTTAACTACTGGCAAGATTAAAGAAGTGGTGAACGGCATGGAGTTGAATGAGGCAATTATCTTCAACACCGCAAAAGTTAAACGCGCAGCCATCGCCAACATGACCATTGAACAACTTGAAGCCTATGACGTACTTGATGGATTTCCCAAGGAGTATGTAGATGAAGCTCTTATTCAGCCGTAGGCGGCATCTTGGCTCATGGTTGATCAGGTTTGTTACCTGGTCAGAGTATAGCCATGTTGACTTGGTGCTTGATGACAATTTGCTTATCGGTGCAATTGCAGGGGAGGGCGTTGTACTAGGTAAGGTTAACGATAGGTTAGCAAAGTCATCTAAGGCCGTGATGATGCATATCCCAGTGAAAGAGCTGGATGTATCAGAGGCTTTTGCGATTGGCCAGCTTGGTAAGCAATACGATTGGCTCGGTGTGATTGGTATCGGGCTAAAGCGAAACTGGCAGGAAGATGATAAATGGTCGTGTGCTGAGTTGGTGGCCAGCATTCTAGCAGCAGGGGGTCAAAGGCCGTTTGATAGTAAGTATCACCATCGCATTACACCTCAGCACTTGTTATCGCTGAATTTTGAGAAAACAAAAATTAAATAAAAATAAGAAAGGTTAGAGATGAACGACAACATACCAAATATTGCGATAGCTTTCATAGGGGTTTTAGCAGCCGCGATTGGACATTTATTTGATGTGCCGCCTGCCACGCTTTGGGTGGCTGCCATTGGTTCAGCATTGGGCGTGGCTTTCTCTAAAGAGGCTAGTCTAATTGCGGCGTTCATCTTAATCGTTGTTGGCACGCTGGCAACTGGTTGGGCGGTGCCGGTTGTTTTGAAGTTTGCACCTGATATTGCCCAAAAGTCTGTAGCTGCATTCATGGCATTCACATTCATTGCGTTTAGGGTGCAGATCAGGCAGGAAGCCCCGAAGATTTTAACTGCCATTTTTATCAGAATTCAAGACTTTATACGAGGTAACAAGGCATGAGCTGGCTAAAACTCGCAACCATTATTCTTTCGCTCTACATTTTATTTGAGAGCTTCTGCGCAATGGCCAAGATGCCAGGCGGCATGATTCACTTCTGCCACAAAATTAAATACGTGCTGGCATTCTCAAGTGCTTTAGTTTTTATCTATTACGCCATTTTTGTGCGTGCTAGTCCTGAATGGCATTGGTTGCTTTTTGGATCAGCAGGCACGTTAGCTTTTTTCGTATGGCCACGAACGGTGCATAGATTTAAAAGCATGATGAAAGACTTTGAGGATATTGAGGCAAGCTTCTTATGAAACCACTAAAGATATGTAAGTTACGCACAGCAGGTTTAGCCAGTGTGAATGGCGCTAAGTTTGGGTTA